CACCAATACCATCTGCATTTACTCAACCTCCTGCTGCTACATTTGTATCAGACCAAACAGCTGGTGGTGCTTACAATAGAAGAGTATATTGGGGATTCTCATATGACTTCACAAATACTGATAACTTTAATTACTTGCGTCCACTTCCAATTACAGCAAATCAAACAACAGGAAGTAACGTAGACTTCTATCTCGGTGATTATCAACAAAATCCTGGTGCAAGTTTCCCAACAAGTGCAGCTGCTTATAGCTCATCTATCGATTTGTCTACAAACACTGCATTGGATTCTCGTAAATTTATGGTGCCACTTCAAGGTGGATTTGACGGTCATAAGCCAAATCTTCAAAAGAAGTTAGGAACTTATATTGAAGCCGGTAATACACAAGGATTTGACATATCAAATTCAACTGCTGCTGGATATGATTCCTACAAGAAGGCACTTGACACAATTTCAAATGCTGACGAATTTGACATCAACATGATTGTAACTCCTGGTGTTCTTCATTCATTACACTCTGCTATAACAAATTATGGTAAAGATGTTTGTGAAGACCGTGGTGATGCTTTCTATGTAATGGATTGCGCCGGTATAAGTGATAACATTTCAACTGCAGTATCAACAACCGAAGGATTTGACAGTAACTATGCGGCTACTTATTATCCTTGGGTTAAGATTCTTGACTTTGATAGAAACAAACCGATTTGGGTTCCACCTTCTGTTGTTCTTCCTGGCGTCATTGCATTCAATGACCGTGTTGCAGCTGAATGGTTTGCGCCTGCCGGTTTGAATCGTGGTGGTCTCACAGAAGTTGTTGAGGTTAAATCACGTTTAACTCATGCTGAACGTGACACACTCTACGAGGCAAGAATCAATCCTATTGCAGTGTTCCCATCGACTGGCGTTTGTGTTTGGGGTCAAAAGACATTGCAAGGTAGACCTTCTGCTCTTGACCGTATCAATGTTCGCCGTCTCTTGATTGCTGCTAAGAAGTTTATTGCTTCTTCCACAAGATACCTTGTGTTTGAACAAAATACTTCACAGACACGCTCAAGATTCTTGAACATCGTGACACCTTACTTGGAGTCAATTCAACAACGTCAAGGTTTGTATGCTTTCCGTGTCATCATGGATGAAAGTAACAATACTCCTGAAATCATTGACCGCAACATCTTATACGGACAGTTGTTCTTACAACCGGCCAAGACTGCTGAATTTATCATTCTTGATTTCAACATTCAGTCTACTGGTGCTGCTTTCCCTGGTGCTTAATTGATATAAGTGGGGAGATGAAATACTCTCCCCATAATTTTTTGAAAGTTGTATATTTATTTACGAAGATATTTTTAATTTGGAGATATAAATGGCTGAATTACTCGATCCCAATGAAATTTTTTTCACACCGTTTGAGCCAAAATTACAGAACCGATTTATCATGTATATTGAGGGAGTTCCTGCATATTTGGTTAAAGGTGCTGGTAGACCAAACATCAGTTTTAATCCGATCACACTTGACCACATCAACGTCAAACGTAAGGTGAAGGGAAAGGGTGAATGGCAAGATATTACAATCAAGTTATACGACCCAATAGTTCCATCTGCTGCTCAGGCAACAATGGAATGGGTGCGTCTTTCACACGAATCCGTAACAGGTCGTGATGGTTATTCTGACTTCTACAAGAAAGACATAACACTTCATGTTCTCGGTCCTGTTGGCGATAAAGTTGAAGAATGGACACTTAAAGGTGCTTTCATTACTGCAACAACATTCGGTGAAATGGATTGGGCAAACGATGCGTTTGTTGAGATTTCTCTCACACTCGCATATGATTATGCTATCCTCCAATACTAATACTATTTGTATTATCATATTGAAATTGAATTAAAATACGGGTATACTGATTTTTTCGGTATACCCATATTTATTTACGTATATTAAAACGTTTTATTTTACACAATGTTATAGGATTTAAGTTATGTCAAAAATTCCAACCGGCTATAATGTAGCCAATGAAGAAGCAGTTTCAGATGCCGATATTAAGGCACAACTTCTTGCAGAACACAAACAAACATCTGTTAAGAAAACAAATTTCCCAACAGAGATAATACCTTTGCCTTCAAAAGGATTATTGTATTCCGAAGGCCATCCTCTTGCAGAAGGTGTAATTGAAATGAAATACATGACTGCAAAAGAAGAAGATATATTAACATCACAGAACTTGATTAAACAAGGTGTGGTATTAGACAAATTGTTTGAGTCTTTGATTGTAACTCCAATCAACTATTCGGACTTGTATACGGGCGATAAGAACGCAATTATGGTTGCTGCTAGAATTTTGGGTTATGGTAAAGATTATACCGTTCAGATTGATGATCCATTTTCTCCAGGAAACAAACAACAAGTTACAATAGATTTAACTGAAATTGAGCACAAGGAGGTCGATTACAGCTTGTTTCAGAATGGAAAGAAAGAGTTTGATTATGAGTTGCCAATATCAAAAAGAGTGGTTACATTTAGGTTAATGACACATGGAATGGAGAAAGAAGTTCAAAGTGAAATAAAATCTATGAATAAAACTCTTGTAAAGACCGGTATTGATAGGGAACTTACAACAAGACTCAAACATATTATTACATCAGTTGATGGTGAAACTGGAAGAGCTACTATAAATAATTTTGTTGATAACGAATTATTTGCAGCTGATTCAAGGGCGTTAAGGTCATACATAAAAGAAATCTCACCCGATTTGGATATGACGTTTACGTTTGTTTCGGATATAACAGGTGAGGTAAAGGAGATAGACATACCCGTTGAGGTATCATTTTTTTGGCCTGGAACCTGATTACCGATTAGGATTACATGAAGAAATTTTTTCTCTATGCTATTATGGTAGAGGTGGTTTTAGTTGGGATGAAGTTTACAATCTTCCAATACATTTGAGACGATTTTATATCAATCAAGTTAAAAAAGTATTAGAGGAAAAGAATAAGGCAGAACAAGCAGAAGTTTCAAAACACAAAGTTGCTATGCCTACATTCAGTAAACCATCAACACCGAGACGATAAATTTGCGGTTTACATATTTATAGAAGATATGTAAACCGTTTTTTATTATTATTCGTAGAAATAAGTGGCGAAAGAAAACGAAGTAAAACTTGAAGCAGAACTTAAAAAACTGATGGAACAACGAGTTCAATTAGAAAAACAACTTGTTGAACAGAAAGCTAAAATGGATTCTGCTGAAAAAAAATCAATAGAAAACATAAAGAAACTTATATCATTAGAAGCAGTTCTCATGGATTCCGTAGAGAAAGAAGAAGAAGTGCGCAAAAAAATAGAGAAGATAGAAAAGGACTCCGAAGATAGAACTAAAAAAGCCGAGAAGTTTCAAAAAGAAACAAAAACCAGAACAGAAGAAAACTACAAAACACAACAAAAATCAAAAAAAACAGACGAAGAACGCGAAGAAATTGCAGATAAAACTCTCAAACTTGCCAATGAACAAAAACAAGCAACCGTAGATATTGGCGCTCGACTTGGTATTATGAGCGATAAATCAAAAAAATATGCAGAAACGCTAGAAAAGGGTAAGGGAACAAATAGTGAAATAGCAGATTATTGGGATAAAATTGGAGACTCTATAAAAGAGGGATATAACACAAGCGGTGCATTTAAGACAAATCTTGATGATATGAGAAGTATAAATAGTGATGTTTCACAACTGTATCAAGATTCAGTTGCACAAACTGGTTTAATAGAAAAAGGTCAAGCAAAAATAGTAGAAACTGATAAGGCAAGAGAAGCACTTGCTATCAAACGATATAATGTTGAAAATAATTTGTTAGGTTTGAGTGCAGCAGATCAAGCAACATTGATGAAGGGTATTAAATTAGAAGAACAAAGACTTGATACAATAGATGCTCAAAATAAAGTAATTGAAAAACAAAATGCAAGTCTTCAACTGATTGAGGGGACTGGATCTAAGATTGGAACCGCCATGGGTGGTTGGGTTAAAAATCTTCCAGGTGGTGAGCAGATTACAAAAATTCTTGGCATAGATAAAACAGCAGATAATATGAATAAGTCATTTACTGCTGCTATCCAAAATGGACTCAAAGGTAATTTCAAAGATGCTTTCAAAGAAGGTGCTAAAGGTCTTGGTAGTATGATTGCAATGGGTCCAAAGTTAGTTGCTGGTATGGGACTTGGTGCATTAACAGGTGGTGTTGGGTTATTAGTTGGGGGACTAAAAAAGGCATTCGGTGTATTGATGGAAGTGGATGGGCAAATATCACAAATGGGTAAAGACTTTGCTATGAGTAAAAACGAAGCCCGTGAGTTGTATAAAAATACAGCAAGAATATCAAATGAAATGAAAATTACTGGAATAAATTCCAAAGAAATTGCAGTTGGTATAGAAGCAGCTCAACAGGCATTCAATGGGATGGATGTTGCTGGTATGGTAAATGCTGGTAATAAAGAAATGACAAATTTTGTAAAACAAGCATCTATTCTAACTAAACAATTTGGATTATCCGGTGAAGAAGTTGCAAAAATAAAAGACTTATCCATTATTACCGGAACGTCAATGGACAATCTTGTAAAAGATGCCGTTGGTGTTGGTAAAGGGGTAATGAATGCTAAAGAAGCAATGAAAACACTTGCAAGTGTTCCAAAAGAAGTTGCAGTTGCATTTAAGGGTTCAACCAAAGAACTTGCTGCTGCCGCTATGAAGGCAAAAATGTTGGGTATGGATCTTAAGAAAGTTAAAGATATTGGTCGTGGTATGCTTGATTTGGAATCATCTCTTACTGCAGAAATGGAAGCACAAGCATTGACTGGTAAAAACTTACAATTAGATGCCGCTAGAAGATATGCAATGGAAGGTGACATATACAATCTTCAAGAAGAATTATTAAATCAAGCCGGTTCTTTGGAGGAATTTCAAGGAATGAATGCTATTCAACAGGAGGCAATGGCAAAGGC